ACATCAAGACTCGGGTGTACGAGGTCGAGCAGAAGGTACGACCGCAAGATCCGGGACGGACGGTTTACACGACTGCGGAGGAAGTGTTGGCCAATCCGGAGTCGAGGGACAGGCTCATTGCCGAAGCGATTAGGTCAGCGATGCAGTTCAGGCGTCGGTTTAAGATGCTGCACGAACTCGATGCTGTCATGCAGGCGATCGACAAGGCGGTCGCGGAGTTAGGTAGCGAATCGGTTTGCTAGAGTCAGGGTTTAGTGCAGGGTGTTCTGAATAGGCTGTTTCTCGAACTGGGAGGTTCTTTATGCCACGTCACTGCGACGAGGATCAGACGTGCTTTAACTGCAACGATCTGTTAAGCAAGTGCTCTTGCGGGGCTACGGAGACGTATTCAAGAAGCTCTGGTCCTGTTTGTCCGTACTGCGGAAGCCTGAACATGGCGTGCGACTCGGACGGATACTTGTACAGCGAAAGCCTGGACGAGTGGTACTGCAACGACTGCGACAAGGCGTTCTCAGTCTCGGTTCATGTTTCGTATTCTTGGAAGTCAAAAAAGGCAGGTGATTGAAATGACATTGCTAGAAGCGGTAAAGGCTGGGATCATCAGGGTCAGGAGAAAGACTTGGCTGGATTCATCCGGATACCTAAAACTCGGATACAGCGCACAGGTTGGACTGTACCCGACCTGCTATTTCTACGCACGTAGTCGCCAGAAAGCGTTCGCAGAACCTACTCCACAGGTTGTCAATTCTGACGACTATTGGGAGGACGACTACGAGGAGTACAAGGGCATCCGTGACAAGTACGACTTGCCCGAGAGCGTATTCGCGAACTTCGTCTACCTGCTCACGAGCGGAGATAGTTGCACCCACGGCGACGAGTGGAGGCTCCACGGGATCTACAGCACCAAGGAGTCTGCGGAGCGTGCAAAGGCAGAGTACGAGCGCGAGAGGCCAAGGAGCGACGGTACGACGTATCGCCTTGAAGCGAATATCGAGCAGTGGAACGTAGAACAGTAATTACTGGAGTAAGTGATGTCGCAGACTAAGAATGAACCGTTCCCAGTCGCTGGGTTTGTTATTACTTTCGTTTTCATTCTAGCGGTGCTCATTGCAGGGCCTGCGATATACGGATTCATGATGGAACTTATTGGACGCGGAAATTTAGAACGAGCCAAGTACGAAAAGCAGATCCAGGTCGAGCAAGCCAAGGCCGAGTTAGAGGCTGCCAAACTGCGATCCGAGGCCATCATGCTCATCGGAGAGGCTGCTAAGAAGTATCCGGAGTATCGTACTCAGGAGTTCATCGGAGCGTTTGCAGAGGCCATCAAGGACGGGAAGATCGACCAGATCATCTACGTTCCGACCGAGGCAGGCATTCCGATAGTTGAGTCAGGTCGCGTATCAGGGGGTAAGTGATGTTAAGCAGAGCCGGAGTGACTAGAGACCAGATCGATTCTGCTGTCTCCAGAGCGGCGGGACTCGAACTGACGGAAGATCAGAAGCAGGCTTTCGACTGGATCATCGCAGACATTGACAGGATATGGTCAGAGTTGCTCAACAAAGACATTCAGATCGGCAACACCAAGGTTGAAGTAGGCTGCGTCCTGCCAGCCAGCGACGAGCACTGGGAGGATCAGGTCATGAAGGACCCACACTCTGATCCGAGGACGTAGCAAGTGAGCAGCGAACGATCTAGGAGGGCAGAGGCGAATGCCCGCCTGTGGACGGACTTTGTATCGAAAGTCGCTTACGCATCGTTGTACACAACCGAGTACACTGCCGACTCGATGGGTAATATCAAGAACAATCTTCAGCCTCCTCCGAGTTTGCCCAGTCGAAAGGAGAGGAGGAAGCGACTTGCAATTCTAAGAAAGGCCAATAAGCGAGGAGGTTTCGTTTGAGTGGCTGAAGGAATTTGGGAGTAAGAAGCGATAAAACCAGCCAAGCACTTGACACCACCTGTCGCATTTGCGACACTTCAGCAGCAAGGGTTGTCCATGTCTAATGAATCCAAGAAAGCCAAAATAATTGAGGCCATTTACGCAAGAGGCCAAGTATTCCCAGCAGACGATGGCTACGTGGTTTTCTGGACAGACAATGGATTCATCACAGCGGAAGAACTGCGGATCATTGCGGACGAACTCGACAGGGCCAACAAGCCTTGGGATGAGCAGGTCAGGTCTGAGTTAGAGAAATTAAATTCAAAAACTGGAGGTAACAATGCACAGAGCACTACTATTCGTTAGAGGACACTGGGAGCCAACCTATTCGTCTCCTAGCCTTCGCCACATCGAGAAGTTGGTCGAGCAAGAGGCAGGCAATGCAGACGAGGAGATTGCCTACCTGTATCAAGGCCGAACAACGGCACTCGATCGATGGCACATCATGGACGAGTATTGCAGGATCGAACTCAAGCCTGCATACGGAACGTTTCCGAACAGGGTGGACGACGCCTCTGAATGCAACATGACGTTGTCGAAGGTGTTTCCGATCTTCAAGGACGGGCTTGTCCATCATTGGGAGGAGTTCCTGCACTACGACACGAAAAAGGGTCCATTCCTCTGGGTATGCACTGCAAGGTGCTTGGATAGGAACGGAGAGGTCTACTCCATGCGGGGTCAGATCATGGAGTTGATGAGCGGTATTTCAGTTCAATAAGGGAAGCAAAGTGAACGAACAACAAACAGAACCAATCATCTCCCAGTCATCAGCAAGAAACATGCTTGCCCTACTCAGGGAGCTAAAATTCAGGCTCATGGACGCAGAGTCGTGGGATTCGTTGATGATGTTCGAGATGCTGGACGCGATCGACGAGGCCATCGAGCAGGCCGACCCGAAGGCGACCCCGGGGTCGCTGTGGCGAATTGACTCAGGGCACAAGGAGGCCGAACCAGCAATTGACAGGGCGAAGCAGTTGAGGAGCAAGGGCTGGGCTGCTAGTGCCAAGAAGATCGCAGGTGAGTGGCTGGTCAAGGTCAGGATCAAGAAGGCGGAGGAGAACGAAGCCTCTTGACACCCGCTGTCCCGATTGAGACAATTCGACCACTTCAGTTTGTTAGATAGGATTGAGAACTCTAAATAAAGGATGTTGAAAGATGCGTACCCCAACTTATCTGATTGCCCTGCTGTTCTTGTTCATGACGAGTCAGGCCCAGGCACAGTTCTGCTTGGACGGGAAGTGCTACGGCGGGCCTCAGCAGACGGTCGTGCGAAGCCAGGCACCGGTCTTGAATGGCGTTACTCACGTTGTGGATGGAGCAGCGGTCATCGTTCAGGCTCCGGTCCAGATTGCGTCCAACGTCGCCAGGACCGCGTATCAGGCCGCAGGAGCGATTGTGAACCGAGATCCGGCTGCGTACTCACACGCCCTTCGAGAAGCCACGATTCAGGCCCAGAGAGGTCGTGTAGGCCACTTCCTTGGGTGTGCTCCTGGAGCGACGTTCTCAGGCGTAGGAAACTCGTTCTCTGCTAACCAGCCGAACCACTGTACGACCAGGCGTGGCACGCTTGTAGCGAGAGCGGTTGTTCGAGGATCGGATGGAAGATATTACTGGTCTGCTCATTATCGGTAGCCAGACGTGGATCGGCGGTGCGGGCCACTCTAACCGAGTCATCTGCACGGGGGCGTAAAGTCGCGGCACAGCAGGTTCGAATCCTGCCCGATCCATTTTTAAGCGACACCGTGAACGCCGGAACGTTACAACTAGGCGTGACAGCCGGAGAGACGGCAGACGGATCGGTAGCTCAGAGGCAGAGCTAGGGGTTGTACCCCTGGTCGCAGGTTCGAATCCTGCCCGATCCATTGTTGAACACCAAGAAAAAGAAGCGGAAAAATGAACATGCAAGACGGTCCAGGATGGTCTCCAGATGGAGGGAAATTCTGGGTCCGAGACAACGTGATCTACTGGGAGAGTGGCGAAGTCACTCAGTTAGGTTTTGGAGTGTTCTTCAGGACGATGCCAGGCGGATACGATCACGACGAGGACTACTCATCGCTCGCGGACGAGCAGCGAGCGGAAAGGCTTGCCAGATACAGAGCGATAAAGCGAACTTGGGATGAGAAGCGAAAATCACAGCAGGACGCAAGAGATCGCTTGATTGAGTCAGCTAGATCAAAGCTGACTACAGAGGAATGCGATGCGTGCGGAATATGAACATTACGCCTGGTCAGCGGACCTAACACGCACGCTGGGTAACGTGATCGTTTACGGGCGGTCAACCAGGCTCCAATATCTGCAACTCGAAGTGAGTCTCATGGCTCCGTAGTTGCAGCCCAATCCCGGGCCAGTGAACGGCTGGCTCGGGATGGGTTTTACTTTAACAGGGAGACGCAATGTCAATAATGAAAACCAGGGAATATCCTTGCATCATCAAGGGCCACAAGGACGGTGACACGATCGTTGTGGACATCGACAAAGGCTTCAGCGACTGGAAGCACGACGTTCCACTGAGGCTGAGGAAGATTGACACCGCAGAGACTGACGATCCAGACCCAAGGATCAGGGCTGTAGGAGAGGCTGCCAAGGCCTTTGTCCAGAAGATGCTTGTGATCGGTCAGGAGTACATGATCCAGACGCACAAGATTAGGAACAAGGAGGAACAGGAGAAGTTCGGGCGCTACGTTGCGGACTTCTGGGTCACAAGGAACGGAGCCACGACGAATCAGTCCTTGTGGCCGTTGACCACAATCATGACTTTCGAGGGGTACGCTGTCTCGTATCCAAAGCCAATCAATCGAGAGGCGTTGCGTGAGTTCCACATCCAGAACTACGACAAACTGGTTCTTGCCAGAGTAATAGAGCCGGTTCCTGATGCTTGACTTGCACTTGGTATTCCCGTAGCCTGAAACCGACATCCAAACTGTTGGACTGTTCAATTACCCACGCAAACGAGGACGATTCGATGAAGAAAGGGACTGCTTACCCCGCTGGCATGAAGGGCGGGATGAAAGGCGGTAAAGGCGGGAAGGGCGGAAAAGGCGGCAAGGGAAGCTGCAAGTAGCCGAATAGATCGCTGGTCGTTGCATAGATGCAAGTGCTTTCCTCCCGGGCACTCCTCTAACGAGGGCGACCAGCCTTTTTCTTTTACAATCTGAGGTGATCGTGCCGTTAAAGAAAGGTTGTAGTTCAAAGGTCGTGTCAGGGAACATCCGAGAGATGATCAAGTCTGGCAGGCCTCAGAAAGTCGCTGTCGCTGCTGCGATGAGCACCAAGGCCAAGTCGAACTGCAAGAAGAAGTAGTTTCGCTAGGCTTCTCAAACGAGTCCACAACGCCAACACAAGGCAATCGAGATGGCAGGCAAACCGAATAAAGGCAAGGCAGTCCGAGTGACTGTCGATGGCAAGACGAGGAGCGTAGGCCAAGCAGGCCGAACTCCACAACCTGGGACCGCGAAAGGCGATGCGTACTGCGCAAGATCCGCTGGCATCCCTAAGTGTGACAACCCTCCGTGCCCGAACGATATCTCCAGAAAGCGATGGGGCTGTAAGGGCAAAAAGAGTTACGGCTGATTGTAGTCGGCCTAAGTTCGTTTGCCGGTGTTAGGACCAAAAGAAACCGGACTTCAATCCTTCTCGTCGGACTTCTTCTTGATCTCTCTGATCGCAAGTGCAGCCTTTCTAGCGTCAGCCATCGTGACCCCGTAGGAGTTGCCGATCACAACGGTATCGACGTTGGCTCTCTTTATAGACCGATGCAGGGATCGAGGAACGATCCGTCGACCGAGAGACTGGCTGAGTATCCGAGCGGCTTCGGAGATGGAGTAAAGTTTGGTCATTTGTAAAAAAACGTCATGGAGGTCTTGCTATCCTGAAACAGTTGATATGATACCTAGTGTCGCAAACGAGTCAATCGTGACGTTGCGTCACAAAGTCCGACTGTCGTGGAATGCTGGCACCGGACGCCCCTTGCTAACTACGGGTAGCGAGACAAGGTAAACAAGCACTCCCCACCATTCAGCGTCGGTACTTCCAGGACGCCCAGAGAATGGACCGTGATGCCAAGGCTAATAACCTTGGCATCGCTTTTTATCTACACAGCCTAACGGGAGAGAGAGATGGAGTCGGAAGAACAGGTATTGGTGATACCAGCGAAGGAAGCCGAGGTCTTTACGAAGAATGCTGGCTTGTCGTTTTTCAGCCCAGGAGGAATTGATCGCATATATTCTGCCGACACCTTCATTCCGAGGTCGGTTGCAGAGCACGACCCGTCGCATCTCCAGATCATTCCGTATGTAGTATTCTTCATCCGTCCATTCGACGGTTCTGAAGAAAAGGTTTTCTCGTACTGCCGAGGATCAAAAGGTGGAGAGTCCAGGCTTCATGCCAAAAGATCGATAGGCATCGGTGGGCACGTCAACAGTGCAGACGATGCAATGAAGATGGGTTCAAAGAATTTCGATACATTCAGCATCGGAATGCGACGAGAGATCAGAGAGGAAGTCGAGTTCGATCTCGATTGGAATCGTACCAAGTTAGGTACGATATATGATCCATCTAGCGAGGTGGGACGAGTCCACCTTGGCGTTCTTGTAGTGGTACAACTACGGACAGATTTCATTAAGCCAAGAGATACGAGCATCGTGGACGCTGGACTTCAACCAGTCAGCAAGGTCGTCAGTGAGATTGATCTTTACGAGACCTGGAGCCAGATGGTGATCGAAGGATTCCTCAAGGACATAGGTGAATTTATCCCATGATTTTCGCAATAGACCCAGGAACAACCCAGAGCGGCTACGTCATACTCGACAGCAAGGCAGGGCTAATTCGCGAGTGTGGAGTCATGGACAACTTCAAGTTGAAACTTAGGCTCCGCGAGCACTTCGACCGCATCCCCACTACGATCTTGGCAATGGAAATGATCGGATCGATGGGGATGGCCGTTGGAAAGGAAGTGTTCGAGACCTGCGTTTGGATAGGCAGGTTCATGGAGGCTTGTCCAGGCATGACCAAATTGGTCTACCGCAATCAGATCAAGGTCCATATATGCGGAACGACAAAGGCCAAGGACCCCAACATCAGACAGGCCTTAATCGACATGTATGGTGGTTCTAAAGCGATTGGAACCAAGAATGAGCCAGGGCCGCTCTACCGTGTCAAGTCGCACGCATGGTCAGCCCTGGCTGTTGCGCAGTACGCAATGGACAACCTAACTGACCATTGACTTGCGTCCTGCTAGTTTTGAGAGCCTGACGTTCTCCCAGTCAGGCATGGTCTCTGCGTTGAATTTCTTTGCAACCGAAAACAGGTTCGAGTACCTCGGCAACTGAGACGGATCGGTAATCCCGAGGATCTTGATACCCTTCTCGATCCAGTAGGGCCTGACCCACATCATCTTCCGGGGCTGGGTGATCCACATCTTCTTGAGGATTGGAGTCATCTTGCAGAGTCCAGCCTCGACCCTGCGGCGATTCTCCATTTCGATTGCGATCTCGACGAACGTGTAGTGTTCCTCGTCACGCAGCCGGACAGCCTCTTTCATGATCTTCCGTTTCTCGATGTCCCATACGACATATTCCCGTTCGTTCTTCTTGATGGACATAGTCCCGTGCATCAACTGGGTAGGCTCGCCGTTCATCTTCTTGGACGACAATCCATCCCGAATACGCTGAGACAGCATGGTGGCCTCAGCCTCTGCGAAGCTCGCAATCATCGTTAGGATCACCTTGCCCATCGGAGTGTCGCTATTGAGCGAAACGCCGTTCATATTGACGATATGGAGGGTGATCCTGTTCTCCGCGAACCAGTCGGTCATCCGGCAGAAGTCGGATACCTTGCGCCACATCCGGTCGATCTTGTCGATGATCAGGTGATCTCCTGGTCGGAGTTGATTTACCAGCCTTCTTCCGGCAGGTCGGTCCACAAACGGGGTTTTGCTGGCTGACATCCCCTTGCCATCCTCGTGGAAGTCACCCCAGACGACACCGTTGTCCTTCAGGTACATCTCGTAGTACCGATTTGCACGCACTTTCTGGTCTGGAATCGAGTTGTCCTTCTCGTACTGCGAGAACGAGGAGACGCGACCGTATGCGAAG